AATTCTGGCTCCACGGCGTTCGCGCGCTGCGTCTTCCCCAGCGCCCTGCGTTGCCTGCGCATCGCCTTCATCACGCCGCGCGTGTCGTCGAAGATTGGCCCAGTGTAATCGCGACCTACCATCCCCATGCCGTAGCCTCCTTGTCCGCCGACCAGTCCGTAACGCATCGGCCCGGCGTTCTGCTCGCCAAGCACTGAATTGACACCCTCCATGCCGTAGTACGAGGCATTAGGGTCGTCGTATGCCATCTCGCCGATACCCAGCGGGTCGTACATCGTCGGCCGACCAACCGCCGCGCGCCCACCGGCGCCGTTGTACGGATCGTAACCGTCGTTGCTCCCGTAGAACGACTCGAAGAACGGCCGGTAGACATCGCCCGGCATGCGCTCGTTGCGCGCCTGGCCCTTGTCGAAGTTGTCGAAGGGCGGGAGCGGCGTCGGCGTGATGGGCGGCTTCGGCGTGATGGGCGGCGTCGGCGTGATGGGCGGCTTCGGGCCGATGCCCGGCGGAAAACCTGGCGCCGGATTGTCGATCGGCGGACGTGGGCGGTCGGGGTCCGTTGGCGGCGGCGGGATAGGCTTGATCGGCTTCCGTCCCGGCGGCGGGCCACCGAACTTCTCGTCGACCGGAGGCTTGAATGGCGGCTCCCGTCCCTCTCCAGGCTGCTTCACCTTGGGGAACTTCAGCGCAGATTTGACGAGCCCATCCGCGCCGGAACCGTTGTTCCCAACCATCCACCCGTTCGGCAGCACGAAGAGGTCGCTCTTGGGCAGGTAGACGCCACCGGTCGGGTACTTCACCGCGCCCTCGAACATCCCCGAGTTGTTCGCGCCACCGCCTCTCGGAATCTTGCCGAACCGCTGCACGTCGCCGGGCGACGGCTTGCCGCTCAACAGGATGCCATTGGGCAACACCGTGAAGTTGCCGTTCGGGTAGTACACCGACCCGTCCGGGTTTTTCACCGCGCCATCGAAGGCGGAAGGCAAAGGCATGGCTCAGCCCGCTCCCGTTGAGGGAGCGCCGCCGCCGGACGATGGGAAGAAGAACGAACCCATCTGTGAAAGTAGGCCCAGGCCCGCCGTCGCCCCTCCGATGCCGGTCGCCAGGGGCGACACGGCATTCGGGTTTGTCGATGTCTGTGTGGTCACGCCCTGCCCTCCTGTGCTCGATCCCAGCTGCGCGTTGAAGATGTTCATGAGCTGGAACGGCCACTGGAACTTCGTCATCTGGTTGCGGTAGTCGGTCGCATTCCAGCTGTCCTCGAGCTGGCGACCCTCGGCGCCAAGAGAGCGCAGCACGTCCGCATCGAACATCCTGGACTTCATCAGCTCCGGTAGGAGCGATTGCGCCTGCACGCCACGCCCGAGCTCGCCCTCCGCCATGCTCGTGCCGCGAGTGAGCGAATTGTCCAGAATCGACCGCCAGCCGCCGCGCTCGTCGAGTGCCGCCGCGAGCTTCTGCTGCAAGAGTTGCTGTTGCGTCTGCTGCTGCCGGCCACGCTCCGACTCGAGCGAGCGATCGGCACTGTCCCGCTCCGAGCCGGTGACGGACAACTGGTTCCCGCGCTCGCGCTGGTAGTTGTCGCCGAACATCTGGTTCTCGAGGTCGGCGAGGTTCTGGCCCAGGCCGAACTTCGCCATGTCCTTCGTCTGCTGGTTCGCACTGCCGCCGAACGAGCCCGCACGCGCGAAGTCAGCGTCAATCCCAGGCGCCGTGGCGTAGCGGTAGGTGTCAGCCAGGCTCCGGCCCGCCGCCTTCGCGTTTGCCCGCAGGAACGGGTTCGAGTCGGGGCCGAGGTAGCGACCCTCAATCGTGTCGAGCGCACTCTTCCGGGCCGCTCCGGCGTTCCGGCCGGCGTAGTTGCTGATGCTTGCGTCGCGCGCCAGGTCGCGCTCGTCGCCAAGCTGGTTGTACGCGCTGTTCTCGGCCAGGTTGCTCGACTTGCCGAACATCGAGTCGATCATCGCCTGCTCGCTGAAGCCCTGCGCGTTCCCGGTCAGCGCACTCATCAAGCCCGCGCGTGACGCGCCAGCGACGGGTCCGCCCATCGTGTACGCTTGCATCATGCGCGCGAGCTGTGAGCTGTTTCCGCCGAGCGTGTCGAGCATCCACTGATCCGACGCATCGCGGATCGGCTGGCCTTCCTTCACTTCGTTGACCGCCATCGTGCGGCCAGCGTTCTCCAAGCCGGAGAAACCCGTCGCCTGTGGCTCGAGCGGGCCACCGATCTTGTCGTAGGTCTTACCGCCGCCGCTCAGGTCGAGCTTGGTCTTGTTCTTGAACGGCCCGTTCGGGTCCTGCTTCCAGAAATCATTGCCATTGGCGTCTAGCTCCGGGCGGTTGAACAGCATCTCGATGAGATGCTGCATCCCCGCGCCGCCGATCGGCTGCGCCCAATCGGGGAGGTCTTGTCGGGTAGTCTGAATGATCTGCGACATCTCAGATGTCCTTTGAGTAAGTGCAGGAAATCAGCTTCCAGCCGAGCTCCGCCGTCATGCGCGCCATCGCACGCCGGGGCGAGTGCGCCTTCAGTCGCTTCGCGCCCGCCGCACGCGCCGCCTCGACGATCGAAGCGTCGGTGAAATAGCGCACGTCACGAGCGATCCCTGCCCTCACGTTCGCCGGGTCGGACCATGCGATCCACACCAACCAGTCGAACGTGCTGGCGAACTGGTCGCCATCGCGACAGATCACCGTCACGGCCACCGGCTGTTTCACGTGAAACGTGATGCACAGGAACGCTCGCTGGTCCTCGATCGCCTTCCGCATCGCCTTGGCATCCCACGTCGAACGCATGCCGACATGCACCCCGGCAATCGCCTTCTCGGCGACGTCCCACCAGGCCCCGACGTGCGCCGTGGGGATCACGGCAAAGTGCAGTTTTGGCACCACGCGCACCCCGGCAGCTTCGTGCCGACGAAGCTTCGGTGCGTCGATGATCGCTACGACGTCGGCACCCATGATTCACCATCGAAAACGACCATGAGTGCCTGCCCCGGCGTGCAGACCACGGCCTTGTAGATGTTGCCGCCGATGCCCAGCGCCCACGTACTCCCGATGACCGGAATCAGGAATACCGGGCCGGTGAACGCCGACACGGAGCGTACCGTCACGTGATCCGCCTCGACACCCCTCATGGCGTCTGGCGGAATGATCTCGGTGATCGTCGCGCTACCGGATACGCGATGGATCGGACTCGTCACCGCGACCATCGCCGCCGCGACGATATCCGCGCCCCGTCCCTGCACCTGCGTGTTCGTCTGGTCGACGAGTTCGCCGACCTGTTGCGTGAGGTAGCGCCTGACGTTCGTCTCCCAGGCATCGAATTTGATCTGGAAGTCGCGACGCCACTCGTCCATCCGGTACGACCGCGGCCAGCCCTGCCACTCGGGCGGCGCCTGGCGCGCGATGCGCCGGTTCATCGCTCACCCATCGGGTCGAAGTCGATCTCGAGGCCGTCGATCTCCGCGTCGCCCGCGGGGAAGGTGTACTTGAAGCGATGGAACTTCCCGTTGTCGCGGAAGAACACGAAGCCGCTGTCGTGGTCGAGGTAGGCCGTCTTGCCAATCCGAACGCGCGGCGCACCAAGGATGTCGCGAATGTCGTTCTCCATCTTGGTGCCCAGCTCGACCGGGTAAATGGGGAAGTTGGGGCGGTGCCGGCGAACGAAGATGTGATTCTTTCCGTCGCCGTAGTCGGGGAGCGTGAGGAACGCTCCATCCACCGGCGTCCCATTCTCCGTGTAGAGCACGTGGTTGGGACCGCCGAATGCGGGCACCACGTCACTCGACCCGGAAAAGACGTACGAGTCGTAGGTTATCTGATCGGGCGCACCCCACGTCGCGTAGAGCGTCCCGAAGTCGTCGTAGGTGAGCCCCAGCGCGCCAGGCATCTCCGGGTAGAGGCATTGCTCTACGTCGCGCGCGCCCTTCGTCCAGCGTCCGCTTGGGCGATGCCAAGCGACCCAGCGGTCGCAAATCTGCGGCGTGCTGCCTACTTCGAGCAGGGCGCTCGGGTAGTGCCACACGCAAATGTCGGCATCGCGAATGTAGCGTCCCTGCACCGCGCCCTGGAAGTTGCGGTTCAAGTCCCCGACACCCGTCCCGTTGTCCTCGAAGAGGAATCGGCGGTGTGCGTTCTCGATCATACGCGGCGCCCCGGAGCCGTCGACCAGGTAGAAATCGGCGTAGCCCATGACGGCATGCACGTCGCCGATGTCGATGATCGCCTCGTGCGAGAGCGCACCACTCTCCTTGGACGTCGGTCGCGTCGACCAGATCACCGGCGGGCCCAGGTACTCGAAGACGTAGGTGGCCTTCTCCTTGTAGACGATCAGGTTGGGGCCCAGCGCCTTCGCGCCAACGATGTCGCCAGGCGTGTCGTTCAGGTAGCCGTTCGCGCTCTGCGAGTCCGCCCCTGGCGTCCACTCAGCGTCGTCGCCGATCCCCGAACACCACCACATACTCGGCGTGAGCAGGTTGTTGGCGATCCCGGACGAGAGGTTCAGCAGGAACGCGAACGCGCCGCTACCGCCCGGGTTCGCCACGGCGACCACCTTCGCAACAGGTGGGATGCCGGCAAGTGCCGCGAACGTGCTACCCGCGTCGGTGATGATCACGGGCGAGTCCTTGCCGTTCACCCCCAGCGTGTCGTTACCGAACTGCGCGAAACGCCACCGGGAGAGCGCCGGCGTGTCGTAGTCCGTCGCCGGCGGGGACACGCTCGTCCATGTGCCGCCCTGGCCTCGGTAGAGTGCCGTGCGCGTGCCGGCGAACAGCTTGGTTGAGCCGTCGAGGTAGCGTGCGACGTAGTAGCCGTAGACGCTCGAGTCATCGACAGGGGAAACGCGCGTCGGGGGCGCCGGGTAGATTTGCACCGGCGACGGGATGCGACGGAACCCACGCAGCGTCGGGTAGAAGCCATCGCAGTCGATCCAGCCGGCCTCGATCATGCCATCGCCGGGATTGATCTTCGACGTGACATCGGGCGCGAAGCCCGAGAAGACAATCGTCTGGATCACCAGTGCGGCCTGATCCCCCGCGCGTAGACGCGCAGCTCGAGCTTCTTGATGATCTCTTTCCACTCGGCCTCGGCGTGAGCGAACTGGCGCTCCGCCTTGTCGGGCATGAGGATGATGTCCTCCCACAGGATGCCCTTCGCGCGGCAGCGCACCACACGCTCGGCTTCCTCCATCCAGAAGCCGTCATCGGCGTCGTTCACTGGTGGCGCCAGGCTCGATTGGTACTCGAGGCGGTAGAGCGTGGTCGCACTGTCCGGTCGTGGCCAAACCAGGAATTGCAGGTTGCGGAAGGTGTAACGCAGCGGCCGGCTGTCCGCCTGCGGACTGTCGTAGTCGACATCCATCGCCAGGAGTTCGGGGAGCGTCGCCAGCTTCACCTCGGTGATGTTGCCATCCGCCGCCACCTGCAAGATCACGGGCGCGATGAAGTCAGCGGGGAGATCGTACTCGCGCTGGTTCGCCACCATGGCCGTCCATGCCGTGACGGTCTGATTGGAGACGACGGGGCGATTCTTGAAGAACGCGACGGCGCTCAGAATCGCGCTAAGCGTCTCGTCTTCGAGGTCGGGGCGCTGGATCTCGTTGACGATCCGCGCGCGCATCGTGGCCAGGTCGGTGGGCATGGGCACCTTCGCGGCGGGCGAGCCTCGCGCTCACCCGCCGCTAGCTGGTCACTTCTTGGCGTTGGGACCGTAGGGATTCTCGGCGGTGTTGCCGACGCGATCGGCGCCGCAGTCGCCATGGATCATCTCCGTGATCTTCGCCGTCGAGTTGGACGTCTTGAAGGGCTCCACCTCGGCCGGCTTGCTCTCGAACTTGTCCATTTCGTTCTCTCCTTCTCTGAGCGCGCGCGCTCAGTCCTCGAGCACGTAGCGCAGGTTCATCTTGACGGCGCCGGAGGCTAGGTCGTTGTCGGCCGCTACGCCGACACCACTCGCACAGCGGAACAGGAAGCCCCCAGCCTCCGCACTCTCTCTCACAGTGAATCCGACTGTCGCTGTAAGGTGCGACGACCACATATTCGTGCCGCCTACGGCGCAATTGAAACCGAACACGCCAGCCACCGCAGTGGTGTTGAACAGGCTGAAGCCGACGACAGTGATCCGCTTGCCCGCCACGGCGGCGATTACGAGGTCTTCGTCGACACCGTTCTCGGACGCAACGGCCGTCTTCAGCAACGGAGTGCCACCCGCGCCGGTGACGAGGCTGTTGGCTTCGTTGCCCGCGTACGCCGGGATGGCGCACGCGAGCACGAAGGATAGTGCCAGAAGGCGACGGATCACTGTCCGAAGTCCTTCCGGGTCGGGAACATGGTGTACTCGTACCAACCGCGGATCGTCACCGCGGCCGAGAGCGCCAGCGATGCCACCGCGATGGTGATGCGAAGGTCGCCGCCGGTCGCGTAGAGACGCGGCAGCGTGCCGGCGATCGTGCCGAGCATCTGCGATGCCGTGATCACCGTCGTGGAGACGACAGTGCGCGCTGTCTTCGGTGCCGTGGTAGCGGCAAGGAATCGAGCAGCACTCCCGTTGTCCCCGACCTCGATGGACACGGCGCCGGTGCCGTCCGTGTCCAGGTCGGGGATGTCGATGAAGAACTCCAGGAGCGTCGCGCCCACGGGAATCTTGCCCAGCTTGAGGATGTCTCCCAAGGCTGGAGCCGTGGCGACCGCGAGGGTGAATGGGTACTTGATCGCCGGCCCCTGTGGCCTGGTCGACGGCCTGAAGCTCGTCTTGGCGATGTTGGAAAGCAGAGTAGCCATAGAGGTATTCTCCCGCGACTAGGCTCGCGCCTATGACGCGCGAACCTCCGCGCTGGCCTGGACCTCGTTGCAGACGTACTCGACGAAGCCCTTGATCGTCGCCGCGACCGGCACCGTCAGGGCCACCGTCGCGGTGAGTCTGAAGTCGTCCTCGACCGTCGTATCGCCCGCGTCCACATCGAGGACACGGAACGGCAGCGCGTCCAGGAGCACGTGCGTGTTCGCGGTCGCCGCAGCGTCGTAGGACGAGATGCGCTTGGCGGTCGTGAGGACCGCACTCACAGTGAAGCGATCGGCGTCGGACAACGTTCCGATGTGGACGGTGCCGGCGTCGCCGCAGTCTGGGAGCTCGAGAACGAAGCCCAGCAGGGTGCTGTACTTCGGGAGCTTCGCCAGGACGATGACGTCGTCGATTGCGAGGACCGACGCCGACCCGATCGCGAACGCGAACGGCACCTTGATCGGACCCGTACCGGATCGCGCCGGGTTGCCGTTCGCGGTATCAGAGTACTTGGTGGCCATGATTCATCCCTCCTTCAGCCTTCGGATCAAGCCTCGCCAGGCGAGTAAGTGCTACCGACGATGGTGGCGAAATCCACGCTGTCGAACTTGGTCTTCTTGATGCCAAAGACCATGCCGGCGTAGATGTTCAGCTGATTCTCGCCATCCTCGAGCTCCTCAACCCAGCGCATGCGAGTCGGCAGCGTCTCGCTCCGGCCGACGCCAAAGACCGCAGCCTGCGCACCGCAGAACACCGATCGCGCGATGTTGGTCGTGCTCGTGCTCGGGGCGCCGAGGTCGGTGTGGTACTCCGCTCCTGCCTGCTCGTTGTCGCCGAAGCAGACCCGCGCGTCCTCGAAGATCAGTGTGTTGTTCCACATGCCGAGCGCGCCGGTGAAGAGAGGATTCTTGGTGATGAGTCCGCCCTTCATGGCATTGCTCTGCACCGCGGCCCAATCGCCTTCGGTCATGCTCGTGCGCAGCTGGAACGCCTGGTTGGGCGAGATGAAGACGCAGTACACCTTCATGCCGCCGACGATGATCGGACGCATGGCCGGCGAAGCCATGCGTGCCTTCAGGATGAAGCGGTCGATGAGCTTCAGGTTGAAGCCGTGCTCCTCGCCGGTCAGGGTGGCTTCACTGGTGGCGCCCCCCGCGAAGATGTGCCGGGTCAAAGTCGGCGCGAGCGCCGCGTTCAGCCCGGTGTACTCGAGGTCGGTCTGCGCCGAGTTGCCACAGAGCTGGTTGAAGATCGACACGTCGATACGGTCGCTCCACCAGTCCTTCAGGCCGCTGTTGCACTCATTGCGCATCGACCACGTGACGCGCTGCTGCGATGCGATGCCCGTCACGTTCGCGACGTGACGGAGCTGGTTGATCACGAACTTGTCGCTCTTGACGTTCAGGGCCTCGGCGTGCTGCTTGGCTTCCGCGTCGCCGATCACGCCCTTGCCGGTCATGCGTCGGCGCAAGCCGATGGTCATGACGTCGCCGCCGTTCTTGAGCTCGTCCTTGATCTGGACGACGCTCTCGTCGGTCTTGCCGATGAACTTGTCGGCCTGAGTCTCCTTCAGAGCCTCGATGATGAGCTTGGTCGCCCAAGCCTGAACCTTCTGCGGGTCGTTCACCCCAATGATTGTCTGGGCCATTTCCCTTTCCTTTCAAAGCGTCAAGACACACTGAATTTCGAGTGCCCTCTGTGACGCCGAGGAGGCGAAAGGCCCGCCAGACCATCCGGGGGACCACGCTGATTAGGGCCAGGCGTGCCCGCGACTGTCGCGTCGCTCACGAAGCCCCGAATGTTACGTGTGGGGTTCGGCCACGATGGGCTCATCGCCCCGCCGGATCGCTCGCCGACGTCGAGGTGCGGGAGGTGTTACGCGACTACCGCACGATGCGCGATGAGCCCCGATGGGCTCCGCCGGAACCGCCGACGTCGAGACAGACTGGAAGCCGGCTTACTCGGCCTCCAGTCTGTCTGTCAAGACGTCAGTCGTCGCGACCGAGCGCCTCGTCGATCGCTTCCTTCTTCGCTTGCGACTCGAAGTAGTGCCGAGCGAACTCGTCCTCGCCCCACGTGTTGATCTCCTTGAGCGTGAGTGGCCCACGCGCTCGAGTCGTCTCGGTGGTACGACCCTGCGCGCCGCCGCGCGCCGCCGCACCCGTGCTGCGCGCCAGGACCGCGGCGCGTGGCGACGGCCGACGCGCCACCTCGCGAGACTCCGTGACGAAAGCCGCCGCCGCGACCATATCGTCGTCGCTCATCTCGCCATCAGCCCCATTGTCGCCTTGCGCCGCGCGCCGGCTAGTCGTCACGTAGCCAACCTCTTGCGCCAGCTCGTAGAGCACGTGCGCGGGGTCCTTGGTCCAGACGTACTCGCCCGTTTGCTGGTTGAGCTTCGTGCAATTCTTGATGACGCCGATGCGTTCCTGCTCCAGGCGCTCGAGTAGCTGATCCTCAGGCACGCCCTGCCGCCGGTAGATGTTGGCGTACACGCCGGCCAGGTGGTTGAACGCGGCGTCGTAGTCCGCCGTCTCCGCCTTGCCCTTGTAGGCCGACTCGAATGCCACGTAGTCACTCACGACGGAGTGAATCACCCGCTGTTGCATGTCGGCGCGGTAGCGTTGCTCACCCAGCTGAGTCAGCTGCTCGCGCTCGCTCTTCTCGCTTTCGAGCTGGCGCGCGAGCTTGTTGTAGCGCCAGTCCTGATAGGCCGGATCGTCGGGATCAGGCTCCTCGCCGACTTCCGCCGCGAGGCGCTCCTGTTCCGCTTTCGCCCGCCGCGCCTCCTCGACCTGCCGAACCTGATCCTGCTGCTGGCGATGGAAGTTGATCCGCTCCTCGTAGCGAATCGAGGTTCTCTCGATCTCACGTAGGCGGTTGATCTCCACATCCGCGGCCTTGAGCCGGTCGCGGTACGCCTTGACTTCCGGCAATGGCACGGTCGGCGTGCGACCACCCCTGCCGCCACCGCTACCGCCACCGCCGTCACCGCCGTCACCGGCGTCGCCATGGTCAATCGCCGGGTCGCGGCCGGTGTCTTCGCCGGTGTCTTCGCCGGTGTCGATTCCAAGTTCGGCGTCGTCCGGGAGCGTCATGTCTTCCAGTTGGTTGTCGTTTCCCACTCGTTACCTCCTTACGGCGTAATCTTGACGCCCGGCGATGCGGGCGAACGGTCCTTTTGCACGGCATCGAGCACGTCGAGCGCATCCTCACGCTCGCCTTGTGCCTTCTTCGTCACGTGCCCCTGCTCCTCGAGCGCCATCCGACGCTCGTCTACGGAAATGTCCTGAGCGGTCTTCGCCACATCCATGCCAGTCGACTTGAGAAGTGTCTGCGCGCGCGCGATCGCAAGCGTCGCCTGCGCGTCACGGAGCCGCGCGTTGGCCTGCTCCAGAGAAATCTGCGCTTCGATGTAGCGCACGTCGGTCTTGAGGTCCGGCGGTGGCCGCTGCGACTCGATCGCTTCGTCCTCTTCCTTCCACGAGTCGATCGCAGAGGGCGGGAGCGGCGAGTAGTCCTTCCATGTGTCTGGCACCTTGCCGTTGCGGAACGCGATGGGGAGCAACTGGCCCATCTGCTCCCACACCGCACGCTTCGCGTTCGGGTCGCGAGGCACTTCGTCCAACTCCAGGTCGAAGTCCTCCGGGTTGGCGATTGAGTCCTTGAGGAGCTGGTAGTATTTCGGGTTCTTGACGCCACCCACCCTGATCCACCGGCCGTCCTGCATGAACTCGATCAGCATGAGCAACACGAGGAAGGCTTCGTTGAACCGGAACCGCTGCAACGCATCGAACTGCATGCCCATCGCGGTCATGCCCTGCTCCTGCTGTTTCTGGAGCACGCTGCCGCTCTGGTCGACGACACCAGCCCCGGAACCGTCGAGCGCCTGGCTCGGGCCGTTGTAGTCGATCGCGTCAAGCATGTACTGCGTCATGTGCGCGATGGCGGGCGGGAAGTTCGGCGGGTCGATCACGTGGAATCGCTTCTCGACCACGGCGCCGTCGTTCATCGTGATCACAGGACTCGGACCGGCCCACGTGTCGGCCAGCCCGGCCGGACTCACCGCGGCGCCCGTCTCGATCAGCAGCGCACCCTTCGCGCCGTTGTTCCAGACGTCCACGCCCTGAGAGAAGAACTTGTTCGCAGCCTTCTGCGGGTCCAGGAGGTTACGGATCATCCCGTACCAGACTTTATCCTTGTCGTCCCACTTGTGCGTGATGGCGAGGTACGAGAACCCCTGAACCCACATCGGGGCCTTGTCGAGCAACACGTCATCGCTGTGGAACGACTGGTGATAACGCTTCCGCGTCGATACCACGTAGTCTGGCTCCTCGATGCCCAGCATCTCGAGCCGCACGTTCATCTTCTCCCACTCTTCCGGCGAGAGTACGAGCAGCCTCCCGCTGGTCGTCGGTTCCAGAGGCCGCTCCTCCGCTCCCTCTGGCGGCGGCATGCCCTCTGGCGGCGGCATGCCCTCTGGCGGCGGCATGCCCTCTGGCGGCATACCTGGCGGCGGCAGCGTGAGCGCGGCTTGCGCGGTCGGCGGCATGGCAACCGGCGGTGGCCCGCCTTCGCCCGGTGGGGGCGGCATGCCTGGCGGTGGCATACCGGGCGGCATCATCCCTGGCGGCGGCGCGCCCGGCGGCGGCATCATCGGCATCCCGATCGGCGGCGCGCCCGGCGGCGGCACCTGAAGGGGGCCACCCATCTCCGGCATCGGCGGTGGCCCCATCGGGTCTTCGCCGTCATCCTCGGCTTGCATGCCGGCGCGTAGGTCGCCGCCTTCGTCGACCACGATGTAGCACGGCTCGCGCTCGGTCCATTGGTGCTCGACCACGCGGAACATATTCTTGCGCTTCGTGCTGCCGTCGCCAGTGCGCTTCTGCGCTTCAGGCAGGGAATGGTTCAGATCGACGTTGTGAACAGACACACGCTGGTCGCCGTCGTCGAGCAACCCGGCCGATGCCGTCGTGGACTCCTGCTTGGACGGGTCCTTGTCGCCCGAGGATAGGCGATCGGCCTTCTCGTCGCCAAACAGCGCGCGGATGTCTTCGATGTGCCACTGTCGGCTGCGCGAGATCCATTCGGCATCCTCCAGGTTTTGCTCGCGCGCGCTCGGGTCCCAATCTACCTCCTCGCCCGACACGCACTTGCCGAGCAGCCGACCACGCGGGTCGAACTCGTGATCCATGCGGTAGGACATCCAGCCGACGCCGGTGACGTTAGCGTCGTGCCAGGCGCGCGTGCGCTCATGCTGCGCCTTGCACTGAGTCAGGGCCGTGTCGACACCGTTGGTCGCAAGCTCGGCCTTCTTCGGTGCGTCGGGGTCGTGCGGGTCGCTCGCGATGAATACCACGCGCTGCCGGTGGTAGACCTCGGTCCCGTCGACCGTATCCACCTTGCGCGCGATCCGGTTGACCGTGAGCCCGGCCTTGTCTTTGGTGTCGAGCTTCTCGAGGGTGTCCTCGTTCCACTGGTGGTTATTGTAAAACCCTCGCGTCTCGCGCGACTGCCGCAGCCAGAGATCCCTGGACTCAGCCGAGAGCCGGTGGCGCTCCTGTACGAGCTCGATGTGTCGCGTCTCCTCCTCGCGCTGCTTGTCCTCGTAGCGACGAGAGCGACGACGCTTCCGCTCATCCTTCGAGTCGAAGATTTCAGCAAACGGCACTGACAGCACTCCTCACTTCGTGGCAAACGCACGGACAGGCGTGCCGCGCCAGGTGCCGGTTCTTCTCCTTGCAGGCGAGACACCTACTTGTCTCGATCGAGGGCCCGGCAATGTTCACCGCTTGCAACAACCGTTTCATCAGCGCGAGCGAACGCTCGGCGACGTCTCGCTTGCGTGCGAGTACGTCCCTTGCCGCCGCAGCCGAACGCTCTTGAGTTTCTGTCGCCATCGCCAACCCCCTCGTCTATGCCGCCTGCCAACCACCGGAATTGCGCGCGCGCCGCCGCGCCGACATCGTTGCAGCCACCGTCTCTTCTCGCGTCTGTGGATAGTCGAGGTTGATGCTCGGCTCCGCGATGCGCGACAGGGCATCGAACAGATCGTCATGCACGCCACCAGGAAACGCCCGGTACTCCTCCTCGAACGACTTGACCAGATTGACACGCTTGCCGCTCGTGAAGCCCATGATCTCCATTGGCATGCGAATGCGCCGCTCGCGGAACCATGGCTCAAGTCGCTTGATGCGATGCTCCTTCTTCACGGCACCAGCAACGGGAGTGATAGAGAAGCGGTACGGCAGTTCGCCGTTGAGTCCGTTCATCCTTTCCTTGATGTACGAAATGTCAGCCGAGAGCGCGTACTCCTCGTAGAGCACCTTGGTGATCGGCTTCCATTTCTTGTGCAGATCGAACAACGCAACCCCACGTTCTTGTAGGTCCATCCTGTCATGGATCATGTCAAGCACGTAAAGGTTACGGTCGGCATTTAGACCGACCACCCACATGGCGGTGTAGTCGTTGCGCTTGCCGCGCGCGTTCGCTGGATCGACAAGGATGTATTTCGACAAGCCCTTCGCACGATCCGGCTCGATGCGATTCTGCTCATACGCCTCGGTCAGCCACGACAACTTGAAATCGGTGCCGTCCTCACCGGAGCTGCGCTGCTGGTAGAGGCTCAGCCAGTCCTCGATCGGCAGGTTGGCCTTGATTCGCTCCAGCTTCTCGAGCGTCCATGTGCTCGGCCAAAGCACGTCGCCCTTCTTCCGCCACGCCTCGTCCTCTTCTGCGATCGCCGGCATCCTGAGGATGTGCCAGCCGTCGGCCATCTTCTCGCGCATCAGCCAGCCCGCGAGGTCGTCCTCGTGCCACAACGTTTGGATCAAAACGATCGCGCTGTTGTGCGGCATCAGGCGTGTGTACGCGATCGACGAAAACCACCGCTTCATCATCTCGCGGAACTGTTCGCTCGACGCCTCGGCGCGACTCTTCACCGGGTCGTCGATCAGAAACAGGTGCGCGCCTCGACCGACGATGGTCGAACCGCGGCCGACGGCGAAGTAGATCCCACCCTCGGTCATCGTGAAGCGCGAGCGCGCTTGCGCATCAGCGGACAGGACGGATTTCTTGAACGTCGCCTGGTGGCGCGGGTCTGCGATGTTGTTGCGGACCTTCGCGCCAAAGTCCTCGGCGAGCAACTGGCCGTAGGCCGCGCTGATCACGTAGCGATCGGGGTGCCGACCCAGATACCAAGCCGGAAAAAACTCAGTCGCAGTAAAAGATTTTCCGTGGCGAGGTGGCATCAAGCATATAAGTCGGTCGATTTTGCCCGACTCAATAGCCATGAGCGCCTTGGTTAGCTCTTGGAGGTGAGGCCCGAGATCGTACGTCGGGTAGAGGAACTGAATGTAAGACGCCAGGTTATCCCGCGCGAGCGCGCAGGCCAGGTCGAACTCCGCCTGGCTAGCTACCTTGGTCTTCTGCACCCAAGACCGCCCCACTCTCCCCATTCGTCAGTTGGTAGTTTCTGACCACCTTGCTGATGTCGCCACGATCGACTTCGCCAACCTCTTCCGACCCCGGCTTGCCAGCGCGCCCACCCCGCGGCCGTCCAGCCGGCGGCGACACGCCAAAGGCTCTCGACTTCGCCTTCAGAACGTCGGTCTTCGAGGCGATCGCCTCGAAGTAGGTCTTCATGTCCCTGTTCGTTTTCGCGTCCAGAATGATGCCGTCGAGCTCGGCGAGTAACGTCTGGAACTCCGCAAGCAGCTGCTCTGCATACGTGTTTGGTGGGTGTTCTGGGAGGTCGCTCATCACGTGCCGGTAGTGACTCTTGTCCTGGCCCCCATAGCCGGTCAGGAGGCCCAAATCAATCCTCATCCTGTCTGGCGACCGACAACGGCTACACCCGGCGCCCTGGGCCGCGCCGGACCGTTTACCCCTGCGGAGTTGCGCGTTACCGAACGCACCACGGTGCGGAACGAAAAGCTGTGGCTTCTCACTCCGCATGGGGAGTGGGCTCGGGCGGGTCCATCGACCGGATCGTCACCTGCACACGGGGCTGCGCGCGGTCGATCAACAGTCGGCTGCCGTCCCAGCTCTTGATTTGCCGGTCGTTCACCACGACTTTCGCCTTCTCCAAGATGTCAGCGAGCGCCTGGATGTAGTTGTTCAGGTCGCCGGTATTCCGTTCGCGGTAGAACAGTGCCGTCACCTCGACCGGGACCGCAAGCGCCGGCCACGTCCCCCACGTGCGCTTCAGCTGCCACAGCGCATCGCGCTGGTAGTCCTCGAATGTCTTGGATGGCATCAGGAATGGCTTGCCGGCACGCGAGCGCAAGATTCTCGAGCTGTTTTTCTTCGTTCGCGGCGCACCCATGATTATGAGCGTCGTCAGGGTGACACGATGGTACATCAGCTCACTACTTCAAGATCAAGCTCGAGGTGCGGGTTGTCGAGCTTGACGAATAGCGACTCGTCCTCCAGGCTTTGCGTCCGTGTACAGACCCCGAAAAACTGGCACAGGGCACCGTACGACAAGCAGGAGTCTGGATTCTTCGGCCAATACTTCGCCTTGTAGAACTCGTTGGTGCGCTTCGCTGTCGACCACAGGTCGAGACGAGCCTCGAATAGCTCGTGCTCGAGTCTGACCACCTTGCCACGCCGGAAATACTCCTCCGGCGCGGCGGCGATGTCGGCCGCAAGGCGCGCGCCGTACTCATCTGGGGTCTCGTCCTCCTCGCGCTGGCCCTTGTATAGCCGGCCCTCCTCTGGCCCCTTCTGGATGTACTTCCGGGCCTCGGCCGGCGTCGCTTTGTGCGGTCGAATCGTAGGCTTGCCGATCACGTCGTAGAGCACTGCAGCCGCCTGCACGCCCAGCGCCGCGGCGCCGTCGAAGTAGATGCTCACCTGCGAATCCATGCAAAGCCGCGCCCAATAGTCCGACCCCGGGCCGATGTTCGATGCGCTCGACTTGTGCTCGACCACCTCTGGCAATGGGTAGGCTTCTGCCAGGTCCACACCAATGGCGTCGAGCTTGCCAGCGAGCCTCCAGGTCCGAGACGGCATGTTGGTCAGTGGATTCATCAGGTTTGTCTCGAACTGTACCTCTACCGCCGGCCGACCCTCATCGTGACTTGTTTCAATGAGCTGGCATTCGTACATCGAATCGTAACCGGCCATGAGCGCAATCAGCTTGGCTCTCTCGAACTCGTCCCTTATGTCAATGTCCCTGATTGCGTAGAGCGCCTTACTTAGGCGGAGCGCCGGCAGCGGCTCACTCCACCACTCCTCGAGCATGAGGTGCAGCATGGAGCCGAAGTAGAGCGCATTGCTGTCGGTTCGCCCACGATAGCCAAGTTCATACTTGATGTACTCGCGGCGAGCACACGCGCGCGCGTCGCTCATCCGTGAACTGGTCAGAATGTTGGATTTCATTGGCCCTCGATTTCCAGGCGTCCGCCCCACCTGTCACTGCTCTCCGTCAACAGTGGAAGCAGGGAGCGACCGTCCATCCCGCCGCTGTCGACGTCAGCAATCCGCAGGATCGTCGCGGAAACATCAACAAGCGACACCAGCTCACGACGATGGTGCGGTCGTAGCCCTGGCCCCCATACGATCAGCGGAACCTGCGCGGCATCGATGATGAGCTCCTGCTTCCCGGTTCGTCCGTTCTCCCACATCCATCCGTTGTCCGCCGTGAAAATCACGTAGGTATCTGGACCACGCGCGGCAACGACCGCAGCGACCAGATCGTCCAGGCCACAAATACCGGACAGGCGTTGCTTCCACCGCTTGACGGTCGAGCCTTCTGGCGCCGGTGGTATCGAACGAGAGTCGCACCGCTCTGGGCCATACAGAGGTCCGTGTGGGGCCACCGGCGCCAGGTATGTGAATGAG